CCAACCCAAAGACATCGTGGTGCTTGGTAAACTAAACGCCAAGGACGAGAAGCGTGTACTCGATCACATCATGATTGAGATAGAGGTGGAGAACCAAATGATTAAAGACAGGGCAAACGCTCAAGCCAGAGCTAGGAGGCAATCGTGATAGAACCAAGAAAACAAATTAACAACGTCTACGGTTACGTTAGAGTTTCAACTTACGAGCAAGCCTCCAACGGTTGCTCGCTTGAGACTCAGCAGAAGTTAATCGAAGAGTTTGTAAAAGAAAAGTACAACCGCAAGGTCGATAAGTTTTTCATCGAGACTGGCGTGAGTGGAACCACTCCGATAGTTGACCGACCAGCTTCGAGAGAGCTGACCGATGTGATGGACGAACACGACATCATTGTCTGCACTCGACTGGATCGTATGTCGCGTTCCAGTGGTGACCTGCTGAACATCATTCCTATCTTGGAAGAGACTGGGGTTACGCTTTACTTCTGTCAGCAGTTCGGTGACGTGCCGATAGTCTATCCAAAGAGCAAAGACGAAAGCGGATTGCGATCCAAGTTCGACATGAACGAGATGGCAAACCGAATCATGCTGATGGTTCTGTCGGCTGTCTCAGAGATTGAGCATGGCAACATCAAGGACAGGTTTGCGGATGGCAAGATGGACTGGGCAGCGAAAGGTCACTCCATCGGTGGAGCGGCTCCTTTTGGTTTTGATAAGCAACCAGTCAAGTACGGCAACAAGCACAGAACCAAGCTGATACCAAACGAACAAGAACAAGACGTGCTGAAGACGATCTACGCCTTGCACGACAGTGGCTTGGGCTGGAGAAGGATAGCCAAACAGGTCAGGTCGTTGCACCCAGAGTATCCAAACTTTCACTACCAGAAGGTTGGCAAGATTCTAGGACGTAAGTTCCAAGGATTAAGAGACTGCAAATAGTTGTACATTTGTGCAAATAAGAGTACTATGTGTATGTGAGATATTTAATTAATAACTAAAAAGGAGAAAAAAATGTCACATTTTGAAAACAACACAGAAAGAGTTAATAAAGCTGTAGCAATTTACAATGGTCAGTTTTACACTAAATCAGCAAAGAAAGATGCAATGTATCATCTTAACGAGGCTTACTCTGATCTGTCTGGTTATGCTCGTAGGTGTTTCAGAAACAACCTTAAAGAAAAGTTTGGTGATGAGTACAGATATTATGGAGAGGCTGAAACAACTCTTAGAGAATCTCTGCCTAGTGATGATGTGCCTTCTGACTTACACAATGTAAGAGAAGCCAAACACGCTGAGTTCTTCACAGCCTTTGGTGATGTGTGGAGCATGATTAAAAACCTAGTAGAGCTTAGAGCTTTTTTTAAAGAAGCAGAGATTGTAGTCAAACCAAAAAAAGTTAAGACTGAAGGTGTCAGAACTGAAAGGTCTGCTAAACACTGGGGTCATTGCCAAATCTGTCAGAAGAGACACAAGATAGATGTTAAGACAAACAAGGTTGCTGACCACGGATTTACAATCGAAGGCTGGAGATCAGGAAGCTGTAAAGGAATCCATGCTTTNCCACTGGAACTTTCATGTGACTTGGTTAAAGAAGANATTGTTTTTTTAAAAGAAGCCATAGCTAAATACCAAGAGATGGAAAAACAAGGCAAAAAAGTTTTAGAAGGTTTTGCTNACAGATGGCACAGACAAGAAGAAGGTACTCCAATTTATGGCGAGCCTTTTAAGTACATNAAATATTGTGCACAAGACATCACAGTTTATGAAGGTGTTGTAGCAAAGTGGTATGCACTAGAGCTGAAAGACTTAGAGGAAGTTCAGTACGATGACTAAGTAGTTACCAAGAAAGGAGGGCAGACCGAATGGCTGCCCTTTTTTTTATGGTGTAGCTATGGCTACAATTCCGTCTGTTTTTTTCTTGGAGGTGTTTAGGTTGGTTATGCCAGAATCCACGATGCCACCAGTACCGAAAGACTGGATGCCTTCCTTGAGTATCTTTTCTTTCATCTCTGGAGTGATGCGAATGATGTTGGAATCTAAAATGTCGTAGTCTATTGTGCTAGGACCAAAAGTATCAACCGCATCTAAATCACCTTTATAGAACTCACCACCGTACTTGTTCGACAGCTTCTCCATGGCTGATGGTATTTTTTTGTCGTAGAGGGTTTCGTAGAACTTAGCGTACTCTTCTGAGTATCTTGCTTTCATGGGTGCTGAACCAGAGACGGATATGGCTGGCTTGCCTTCTTCTATTGCCAGTAAAAGCATTTTCTTTAACGCCATGTCGTAGTAGTCTTTTTTGTATGGGTAGTTGGGTACAAGGTCATCAATATCTCTTAAAGATGTATGAAGTTCGTCACTTTTTAATCTCATAACATCCCATCTATATTGGGATGTTGGGCTAGTACCTACTCCTACATCATAATTTAATAACTGATCTTCAAAATAAAGAAACTCAGAAACACCAATTTTTCTGTCAGCCCCTAGTTGCTTAAATTCATCTATTTGTTTATTAACTGCTTTCAAACCATCCTGTGATATGTTTCCTTTTCTAAAACTTTGATTAATTTTTGGTGTTAACTCTTCTTCTAAGAAGGTTTCAAAAAATTCATCAAATTCTTTACCAGCATTATTTGCTTTAGTCTGCATTTCTGCTCTGTTCTCAGGTGTGTCATAACCGTCCTGTGAACCTTTGGTGTGTATGTCTGACTGAATTTCGTCACCGTGTAGTGTGTCAGTGCCGTCAGCGAGCTTCCTGTCTCGAATAAGTGCGTGAGCTATTTGGTTGTCATCATCAAAGTGATCAAAGCCACCGTGTCTGACTGGAGCGTTGTCCCAGTTGAACACAACCTCTCGGTAGTTAGAACCACCGGGCAGACTGTTATCAACTTGACCTTTCCATTTCGTTCCACCATCATCAGCAAAGTCATCATAACCTGCAATACGCACTGGGTCGCCACCACTTTCATCTATGGCGTTACGGAGTTGTATCTGAGCTTCTGATTCGCTGTAAGCTATGTTGTCTTTGTTGGTAACTCTTTCGCCATCGACAAAAAGTTGGTAACCCACATTACCGTTGCCAAAGGCAAAAGTCTCGTCACTTATTTCAGTGCCTATAGAGTGTCTTTGCAGTTGTGGTTGTATTCTTATGTAGGGGTCGTTCATGTAATCATTTTTTGCCGATCTGTCTATGGACGCTTCTAACACTTCATTGTCAACTTTTTGCATGTCCGCAAAAGACTCGATAGGTGCAACACCGTATTCATCTGAAAAAGCATTGTAAATACGGAGAATATCGTCATCAGGTTCATAACCTACATTAATATCAGCTTTTAAGTCATCTATCATGTGTTGATACAGTTTAGAGCCATCCAGTGGGTCTTCTAGTGGTGTGGAATTGGTAAATTCTATGGTGGGCATACCAGCATCCTCGCTTAAGATGTTCGTGCTGACTTTTACTTTGTTGCCACTGATGCCTTCAATGGTTTCTCTGACTGTAGCATTAGGGTTGGCGGCTACGAACTCATCCAAACCAAGAAACTCTAATTCTTTAGGCTTCACGCCTTTGTTGGTAGCACCTTCAGATTTAGCCCATTCGGTAATCTGTTTGCCTTTCAGGTTGGCTGGTGCTTTCGTGATCAAGGCTTCCATCGTAGGAGAGGTAAAACCGAGATCGTCTTTGGCAAAAGTATTCACGTCTGCTTGTAACATCTTTTTCGTTTCATCGAGTGCGGTGATGCCTTTTCCGCTCTTGCTACTTTTAGCGGTAGCTTTAGCTACTGCACCCAAGGCTCCTAAGCCTTTTAAACCAGTACCGACAGTGGCTCCAAGGACAGGACCTACAACTGGAGCTGCGTAGAGAGCATCGCCAGCGACTCCCAGTCCTTGCATGATGGCATCGAAGTAACCTCCAAAGCCTCCACGCTTTAAATTCTCTGCCATTGATGGATAGGGTTCGTTGGAGAAAGCTTCTGTGAAGGGTTGTTCAAAAGAACCCAATGATGGATATAGACCCTTTGCGTCTGCAATACCAGCTCCCGGTGCTAACATACCTGTTACATTAGCTACTTGACCAGCGGATGGCGTGAACTGTTCAGCTGTGTCTCGCCTTACTTGGTTCTCAAGTTGTTGTTGCTGTATTGCTTGTTCCAGTAAATCCCTAAGTGACATTAATCGATTCTATCACTACTTGTGGTCTAGTGAAAAGGAGTTCCAGTGAACCACACAACGACTGCATAGCGTTCACCAGAGGTCACTGGATTGATCTTGTGCGGTATAAAGCTACTGAAAGCTATGACATTGCCAGTCTCAGGCTTCTGGCAAGTCCCTTCTTCACTGGTTCTGAAGCAAATCTCGCCACCTTCGTATTCATCGTTGAGTATTATGGACACGCTGACCTTCCGAGAGGCTGCGGTGCCATCTGATCCTATGTCGATGTGGTAGTTGTAACCATTGGATGGTGCTTTGTAGTGTACGATCTGTGCTTTCTCTATGCCTGAAAGATCGTACTTGAAGTAAAGATTAACCATCTTTGCAACCTTTTGTAAGATGTCGTACAACTCTGTAGCTTCGTACTCAATAAAGTACACTTGTGCATCTCTGGTGGAGTTGTCTGTGGCTTCTTCGCCTTTCTTGTGCACTTTCGCCTTGGTGGGTGTAGCGTCAACCAAGTAATCCATGAACGCTTGCACTTCTTCGCTGGATAAAGCCATGCCTGTAACTCCGTGCTTGGGAGCTTGTTTCGTCATTCGTGCTTATCTTTGTAGGTTTGCCAGTTTCGCAACAGTATCTCTAACCAGTCGTCCATAGACATGATTGCCATTTTTTGGTTGTCCACCTCCCATTCGGGATTGATGGCGTAAAAAGGTATGGCAACTCTGGTGGGAACGCGATTGAACTTNAANATCAGAACTGGGATGGTACCTTCNNCNTCTGCTGNNNNGCANACNTGNNTCCACCANTCTGNTTTNAACCAGTTGCCTTCTTTGTAATGTTTGCACTCGATGGCGTGGAACGGAATATTTATATCTGATAAATTTTTTGTCTGATATTGGTCNAGGTTGCGTTTGCAAGTTAGGTTGAAATTATTTTTTAAAAAAAATTCGTTCAGGATTTTAACGATGTCTCTTTCGTAACTGGCACCTTTGGTTCGTGAGTTAATTGGCATGGTGGCAAAATTTTTCGATGCAATTTTTTTTTGTGGCAAATGTAATCATGTGCAAAGTATAGCAGTTTAAAAGTGCAATGAGATTTTTTGGTTACTGGGTGTACCAAACTTAGCTATAACTATAACTGTACGAAGCTCTGGCTATTTGGGGGTGTAGGGGTCAATCGATTAATCCTGTGCTCCCTAAAAACCCAGTCCATAGGGTTCCTTTGAGGGCTGGAGAGAACCAGAAAAGCACAGGTGTTAGCCCTCTGTTCACAAGTTTGCACAATCATGCAAAGATGTGCATGTTAACATACACTCGTAAGCTATTGATTCTATTAGGCTTTCTAAGAAAAAATGAATTTCTCTGGATTTTTGAGCTCTCAACGGGAGAGCACTCCATTACTTAGTTAGCATCTCACTTATCCTTCGGTGAGTAATCCGAGGTTTCTGCTCCGAGTATCTTGCCCAGTCTTTCCTTGATATCTTCCTTACTCATGCGGTCAAGGTTGGCGTTGATGTTGATGTTCTGCGAGCGATTAATGGACAATCCACCCAGTTGATTGAGCTCCTTGATGGCAGAAACCGCAGCGTTAAACTGACCATTCTCATACGATTTCTCCATGATCTTCCACAACATTGTGCCAGTCTTCTGTGGTGTGATGGCGTACTTCTCAGCCAGCTCATCCTGTTTGANCCTGATGGCTTTGACTACCTTCGGGTGATGCGTGCCACTGAGCAACTTGTTGGCACTGACAGCTGGGAACTCGAAGCCAGCCTTACGAGCTGCTTCTGTTTGTGTGCAAGCACCTTCGGTGTAATGCCACACGAATGACGACTGCATCTCTGTCAAACCAAACTCGTGGTCTTTCTCAAACTGTGTCGGAGC